CAATGTTCTTAGATGGTTCTTTTTTGCCTTCAATTTTGTTATTAGCTTTTTCAGATTGCGTTTGATCGTTTAATGGAGCATCTGAACTGTATTCACTGTCAATATCGCGGTAAATCTCTTGCTCAACGCGTTGTAAAAACGCATCTTCTGTAATGTCTTGTTGTTCTGTTACGCGGGGTGATGTATAAAAATTTGTTGATGCGTATGGAAGAATGATGTTGTCAATTGGGACCCATTCGCAAGTTGGACGGCGCTGCTCTGAATCAAAACGCCATTTTAAGAACTGCGAACCACCAAGGGGTAACTGTGTAAGCAGCTGTTCCATCTCATCGCGGTACTCAGGAACTTGCTCTGATAACTGCCAGTTAAGGAAATTAACTTTACGATCTGCTGTTTCTTCTTTAAGGCGATCTGCCTCACCTTTCATGTTTGACTTAACAATACCGTCAGGTGGAAGAAGTTCTTTAGATGACGATGCAGCAAAATCGACGCATGCCTCTGCCATAATTGGATGCACAACTTTTGACGCGCCGTTAAATGTTGCGCCGCCAGGTGCATCTTTGCCTAAACCAGTTCTACGTAAACCTTCTTCGTATTGCTTATCGCGTTGTTCGCGAGATTCTTTATCAACGTCAATAAATTCCAGGTACTCTACTGCCAAAGCCTCTAAGACATCTTCAGGTAGCTCTTCAGCTAAGTTAGCATAGAACTCAGGATTCTTGAGTGGGCTTTCTTTTGGTTGAAAGTTTACAACTACAGATCCATCTTCTAATTCAATAACTTCTTGCTCTACGTCGCCTGGATCTAATCCTAGCGTTTCTTCGTAGTAATCCATTTCAGAATCTTGTTCAGCTGCCTGCTCAATATCTTCTTCACGGTCAAGACCGGGTAAGTTACCACCGAGTTGCATTGGAATTTGCGGATTTGCCATTATTTTTTAGCTTTTTTGGGTTTTTGAGTCGCGCGTGGACTTTTGGCCGCTGGCTTTGATTTGCCACCGGTTTTAAATTGGGGAAGTACGCCCGCTTGTTCAAACATCATTTGACGGGGAGTTTTGAGTGGTTGCATGAAGTGACCAATTAGATATTCTAATTCCATTAATGCACAAAAACGTGCTTTTCCGCCCCTATTCGGCGTAAGGATTTACATATTTGCGCCTGTCTTCTGCATAATCAAAATCGCGCGCTGGTAAAACGTCCAAAGTAACCCATCCTGAATCCCTTAATACGCGGAGTGCCTGCGATAGAGCGTCAACATAGTCATCGTGACCCCCAGAATCTGGAAAAGAACACACTTGGCGCATAAAACGCTTTGTCCATTCTGCAAATTCGCCCTTCTTGTTGCTATCTTCAGGGATAAACACGCGCCCTTTTGCAATTAACGGCGCCACGATGTTCAAACGCTGCACCTTATCTGCTCTTCCTGGGTTGTATCCGCGCACTGGCGTACCAGATTGCTGCAAGTCCTGGATCAGCGAGATACCTGCTGACTTATCTTCCATTAGTACGAGGTCAGCTTTGCGTCCTTTTCCAAACTCGTTGTCTGCACCATACACAACTTCTTTGTAATCGCCCACAACTTTGCGGCGTAACTCGGGATACGATAGGTGATTGTCCCATGAATCGAGTAACATCACAGCTGTTCCTGCGTCCTGCTGTTCAAAAACGCCTAACACAATGCAAGCTGTTGGGTCATTTGTTGTTTTTTCTGATGTTGCTGGGTCATACGACGCAATAACGTATTCAAGAACTGGCGTTGGTTTTTCTGCTGGCCACATTTTGAACCATTTACGCTTCACAATACCCGAATCTTCTGGATCAAGGATTGAACCATCGATCTCTTGTTTACCAAGGTCAGTGCCTTCGTATGTTTCAAGTGCTTTAAAAAATGAAGCAGAAAGGTTTTTACGGTTTGCGTATGATGATACGTTAACCATATACACTTCGCCGCCAATTTTACCTTCAGCAATGTCTACAATTAATTCTTTTGGTTTTGGCGTTGTGGTAATAATCTGCTGCACGCGCCCAATTCGTGCGTCTTTTAAACGCAGTGTAAACTGGATTTGGTCCCAAGCATCGTCTAAGTAATCCCAAGCTGCAAGCTCGTCCATCCATGCGCCGTTCCACTGCGTACCACGATACCGCTCTGGCTCAGTAGCTGGAATACCGCGGATCATGCTGCCGTTTTTTAAGTGAATCTCTGACAGCGATTTGTTGTAGTTATCAATTAACGAATGCGGGATAATGTTAAGAAGTCCTGAATCGCCTTCAAAGCACGTACCCCTGATGTCGTTAGATGTTGGCGCTGCTACCAACCAGCGGGTATGGTCGTACAGCGCAGCGCGAAGCCCAATCCAGTTTGCAGCCATGTGGGTCTTACCTGCACCGCGGCCTGCGCATAGGAACAAGGTATCGTATTCTACGTCTGGTTCACGCTGATGGTCAAGCGCTGTCAAGTCCCAGTTGATACGCCACAGCGCAAGGTCTAGTTCTTCTTTCGGCCAGTTTTTATTTTTTGCCGCAAAATCGGCGATAATCTTTTCTTGCTTTTTATTCAAAGACACGGGATATATCCTTCACCAGCTAAGAACTGGCCTTCTGTTTCTATATGAACACAAGCAAACGGTTTGATCTCTTCTATTTTACGAAGCGTACGCCGTTTGAATTTTATTGTTCTTGGTAGCGGGTTGCGGTTTGGTACAAGGGGAATTTCTGTTCTGAACCGAACCTCATAAATTTTATACTCTTCTGAATTTAGTTTGGACATGGTTCTGATTCCAAGCGATTCGCAGAGGTTCTGAATGATGCGACAGAACGCTTTGTCTCTTGTCCTGTAGTAATACATGTCTCGCACCGCGTCGTAGTTGTAATCATCTGAACACATAATACCAGCGAGCAGCTCTGTCCTTTGCTCAGCTGTTCCAGTCAAGTACTCGCGCGGCATTAGTTTGGGTATCGTTACGTAGCGCGCTAAGAACGATTGATTGATAGGCGGCTTAACACTGAAACGCGTTGTTGCTTTGTTAATGACCTGGTACCCAACATCTCTTAATCGTTCTTTCACGTGATCATGAAAGAGCTTTGTTTTCTTAATCGTGCTTCCAACTCTCTGCGCAGCAAACCATAGACCCACTACAAACGGCGGGACCGGATGGTCTTGGTACGGGTAGTTCAAACCGCTGCACGTCGGAATCGTGTACTCGTACCGCTTATCGTCCGGGTTCAGTATTCCTGTTTGCAAGAGCTGCGCAACGCTGCGTTTGGTTAGCGCCATTTTACAACGGTTGGGTCTTCGCTGCGCGTTAGCTCTGCGGCGTGAAAGGAACTGGCTTACACAAATCCTATTAAGTTTGGTTTCCGGGTAAAACGCAAGGTGCTTGTCCCCCTCGATTGTAAGTCCATCATCCAGGTGGATGCGGTACATCTTGGTTGGTATGTACGACTGCAAGACGAGGATTGGTTGAGGGAATCCATTTTCATTAAACACCAGATCGCCGACCATGAGCTGACTTGCTGGCAGCCAACCTTTGACCGTTGGTATCGGGGTATCTGCTGCAATTGCCATTATAGTAAGTTAGCACTCACCCACCTATCAAGGTAGTCATTTAACGGAAAGCGAATTTTGTTCTCAACTTCCACCGGCAGCTTTCGTATATCCAGTTTGTACGGAAGGTCTGTTCGGAAACGGATGTACCGCAGCGTCTCTTTGTCAAAGATCCTTGCCGGCACGTCGACTGTCTCTAAGTGGTGCAGCGTGCAGATCATAACACGAAATCCGGTTATGGTTCCAGGGGGCGATTCAAGAACGCCCACGATCTGGTACCCGTAGTTCACCAGGTCAGTTCCCAATACTTTGCTTTTTTGCGAGCTAGATCTTTTTCGCGGATTGTGTTAATACTCTTCGGATTTAACCATATCTCAATAAACGTCCCATTTGATCTGATGCGATTTGTGTAACCATAAAAGATAAACCCGTCTTCTCTCGGGTCTCCGTGGCAGAACGGTTTGTTGGTATGTGGGTTGATGCGCTTCATAGTTTTAACTATGCATGTATTAAGAGAAAGACGCCCTTGTATGGTTTTGGGTACCACTTCTGTGCTTTGGGTACCCCTTGGGTACCACTTCTTTTTGCAAAATTTACAGAAGTGGTACCCTGTCGGGGATTGACCTGCGGGTCCGTTTTGGCCACTTGGGTACCACTTGTACTACTTCTTTTCTAAATTACTTTAAATATAAAAAAAATAATATATTCTATTACTCCTACCAACTTTAACTTTTTGCAAAGAAGTGGTACCCAAAGTCGCTTTTTGCTGTCTAAGCTATTGATTACAAAGATAAAATGTTGGGTACTACTTCCCTTTTTGAAGTGGTACCCAAGTGGTACCCAAGCAGTACACGGTTTCTTCTCAATACCTTTATGTCTATTTAAAAATAAAAAAAAATAGGGGAAACTGAGAAGGTAGTCAACTTTCAAAAATTCAGCCTTTGTCTAGGCTCCGGGCGGCGGCGCGACTGGTACCTGAAAAGCCGATGCGCAATAAACAATTTACGCCTAATCGCTTTTACCTGCTACGGATTTCCGCATGCTGATTCGGCAGACAGACACAGAAGCTAAATGATAATCATCCTCATTTACCTGCAACGCAGATCAGCGCGTTGCCATCACACCACATCGCGATGTGCCGTATCACTATGTGGTGCGTCAGCTAACTGAGAATGATTATCATTTACCTGTTTGGCACGATGCCACGATGCCACGATGCCACGATGCGAAATGAACTGAAACGCATAATGGAATGCTCGGGCAGTTTAGTCGGCTACTTGCTGATGTGGCAGTTCGGCACCAAACCGCTTTGGGACGCGGGCGGGAAAGCTTAAAAGTCTTTTAAGACTGAATATTGAAAATAGGATTTCAGTTCGATACGTTTTATCT